CCAGTTCCAATCATCTACTATAAAAATAAATAGGTCATCTAAACAATTATAATAGTGTAATAATGCGTTATAATGACTTTCGTTCGTATGGTTTCCATCATACATATAAATATTGAATTTTGGTAATGTAGAAACATCTACTTTATAACAATCATTCTCAATAAAAGTTGCTTCATTTTCTCCTTTGAATTTTTCAAAATTAACTAAAAATTCAGATTTAGGACCTCCAAATTCACTCCAATTATCTATACAGATTACCTTTGCTTTATTTCCACACATAGCAGAACTACCTTTCCAAGTTCCTATTTCTAAATATCTTGCATCTTCTGTGTTTAATAAATTATTATAAAAATGTCTTGTTTTTGTTCCAGACATACCTTCCATATTAATAATATCATTTGTAATTTTCGAAATATTATCTTCTGCATTTTGAAATTATGTTTCAATAAGTGTTTTGTAAGTTTCCATTATTATATATTAATATATTTTGTTCCTAAAATATCAACACAAATACAATTCCATCGCGTTTTATATATTATCTATAAGACTATATAAATTTCGGCGTTTGAAATGTAAAAAGGTGTATATATGACACAATATTGTTTTTGTAAATAACATTGTGTGTTATTCTTATTATAATATAATTATATGATATATGTCAAGAAAGTCACATAGGAAAAAATCGATAAAGTCGAGAACCAAGAGGATGAGAGAAAAAAAAACGGAGGAACCCAGAAAATCTCATATCGTCAAAGTCTTTATCGAAATGCTGAATATAATCAAACTCTACCACTGGAAGACACACTCCTACGCAGAACATAAGGCGACAGATGACCTATATGAAAAGTTGAATAGTCATATAGATAAATTTGTTGAGGTTTTACTAGGGAAAGACCAAAGCCGTGTGAAGATGCTGGAACGCCGTATCGATTTGGTGGATGTTCATGATACAAAGGAGATCAAGACGCGGATTCATGAATATCGGGAATTTTTATCAGATATGAATATTTATTTTGATGTGAAGCGAGATAGTGATTTAATGAGTATAAGGGATGATATTTTAGCGGATTTGAACCAGTTTCTATATTTGCTCTCTTTCAAATAGAAGGCGTTCTTGTCTATATTTGCTCTCTTTCAAATAGAAGGCGTTCTTCAAATAATACGCGAATTATAAATGCCCAAAAATTGTAAATAATATTTACATCCTTCTAGATTGATTCCGTTTTTTTAGTGTTCGTTTTCGTTTGGTTTTTTTTCTTATACCGAGTATCTTTCCACCAAGTGATTGATGTCTAGGTTTATTCGTTCTATGTTTAAATTCTCCTTCCATCGCAGCTTTATTTCGTACCTCCTTGACAGAGTTTGATTCCTCAATGCCTCTATGTTTTTCTTTTTTCTTATCATCTCTTCTCTTTTTTCGCAATTCATTGATTTTCATTTCATCTTCTATTTTCTTTTGTTTATCTTCATTTATTTTCTTCAGTTCGGCGTGTGTTTTATCGCTATATAATTTTGTTTTTATGGCATCTAATGTATCCTTAATTCTATAATTTGTATTCATATCATATAATTCTTTTCTTAATTTTAAAATTTCATTAAAATCGTCTATATTTATCTTAAATAGTGGTAAAATTTCATGAATGACACTTTCAGCCGGATTGTTCACGGATTCAAATCTTATACCATAATTTTTAGTGGAATCATGGTCACCATTATCATTCGTATCTTTATCTGACGATACTGTGACAACACTATTCATAATAGTAGAAAAAACAGGGTCATCTGTTTCTATAGCAAACGGTAAAATATTCGATATTTCGCTTGGTTTGACATTTACTTCAGTTTTTATTGACTTCATAGTTTTATCCATTTTTTTCAATTCATCCGGAGTAAAGAAACCTTTTTCGTATCTAATTAAAGGAACGCCGACATAATCCGTAGCAACCCCTGTTACTTGATAAATTAAACTATCAATATTATTCATATCTGCAATAGCTACCTTATACCCTTGAAGAATAGATACGAAGTGGGATGTCCCATTTGAATTCTTCAAGGGTTTAAATGTATCTTTATCGAATTTACGTACAAATGCAGTAACGGCATGTCCAGTGTTATATGTTCTTTTTCCGGATTCATTCGCATAAGTAGTATACCCCATAGAAAATGCTATAATTTCAGGCGGTTGTTTTGTTAGAGTCCTAGTAGGAAATGCAAAAAAATAATCATTACGTGTCAAAGTGTTAAAACGTTCATGTAAATTCTTCCCAGCATCACGAACTATGCCTAACATATTTTCTTTTGTTACATCGTGATAAATAAAATCGTGATATCGATTTATTTTACCTATTAATTCGGGATTCGTTTCATTATTTTTTATCGCAGTTTTAAGTGTTCTTTTAAAGTCATTTATATGTAATTGTTCATTGAGAATAAAATGACTATTAAATGCACAATGACCATTTGTGTTCGTATAAACAAGTAAAAAATCCCTTGCAATTTCTCTGAATTCATTGCTTGCTATATTTAATCTTTCGTTAGGCCCAATAACTGTACAACTATTATCTTTGCTACATTTTTCTTTATGACGCCGATTAAGTTCACTAGTTAAATCCTCAATCGTATTTGTCAATGCTGAAGATGATAATGCTTGTAATGTAAAAGCACATGTAACCATAAGAAATAAACACAATATTTTGTATAAATTATTTAGACCTCCTCCACCTTTTTTATTTTCAGTATCTTCATATAAAAATTTGATTATATCACTTCCACTAATATGTGGATATTCCTTTTTTATATTTTTTATATATATTAATAATTGTTTACATAAACTATTGGGCATTTCATTTATATATTTTTCTCCAATAAATGGAATTGTTCTCATAATAAAATCAATCGTGCGAATAATAAACCCTATCACATCAATTTCACACATTTCTGTTTTACTCTTTGATTGTGGTTTATTGCTTAAACTATAGGGTCTATATTTTAAAGGAGTTGAACTAATTGAACGAGAAATCATATATAATAATAAAATATTATATATGTAAAATAATCACTCATATAAATCTTCAATTCCGTATATTCAACGAGAACCTAGGCATGACCCTATACCCTTCGGGAAAATGCCCATTCAATTCTCTATATCTGATCGATTCAATGGTCTTACGACCCTGAATAATACGCTGGCGTTCGTTATAAACCCGCCGCCAAACCCTTTGAATAATCTTTATCCAAAAGGTTTTTATCACACAATATGACACTGTTAACGGATTGCCTACTTCGTATATTTGAATCAAATCAACCGGAGGTTGTTCCGTCACATAAAAACTACTATGCCAATAGAAATACCTAGATATCAAATAGGAATTATATTTGAAAAATGATACAAGGGGTATATTCATGATATGTAAAAACTGGCGTGACCGTCGAATATATTTATATGTCCCTATTTGCATTCTTTCATGTCCTATATGTTGATTATCTATTTCTTCTGATATATCGTCAAATGCGGCTTGCGTAGTTTCGTTTTGAATGAATTCTATATCTTCTTCGTGTATCTGTAACTCTTCGCTATAATAAGGGATAGTGTCACTTTCCGAGTGAGTATCGTCGGAGTCATACATAATAATTGTGTCAGTCTCATCGGAATCATTCTCGTAATACATTATGGTATGATTGTTTTATATCATATCATAAAAAATATTTTTATAATCAATTTTTATTCTAGTTGACTTTATTTACATGTTTACATTTTACTACCTCCGCCACTTAATGACTTCTTTTTAACCACTTTCTTTTGCGGTGCAACCGCTATTACCGATTGAAGGGCTTCCCTCTTTGTCCTATAGGATAAATATGATGACCTGAGTGTATCCAATTCTTTACGCCAGATTTCTTCGAGAGGCGTGGCTTCCAAAACAGTAATTTCGGATTCTAGGTCGGCCTTCTCTTTCATAATCTTCGCTACCTTCTCTTCGGTCACAGAGTTCATCGGCATCTCAACCAAATATGAATATGTATTATCGATTTTATCAAAGGTCATTCCTGTGAGGAGTTCATCGACTTGGGTCGTCGTCTTACGCCTCAAGTCGATTTCGCCAGTAAGATTCATCTGGATATATCTCGCACGATTCGCCAGTTTCACGAGGAGGGCGCGCATATCCATCAAAAGGGCCGCCTTGCGAGTACGGTAGACTTCGATACGTGTCATATAGAAATCTTGGATGATTTCTTCTACCGAGATGTATTTATGTAACCGACATTTGGCATCAAACATATGCATATTCGTCGTGGAAATCGTCGTGGTGAGTTTCAGCAATTTTTCTATAGGACTGATTTCAGTAGTCGACGGAGATGGACCCTTGAAATACTCTTGTAATTTATCTTTCGGAAAAGTGATGGTGATATCTACATTGACTTCGGTGGATAGATTGACATGGTCTTTGATTACCGGTGGGATTTTCTTCCCCGCTTTATCCACTGTTCCGTCAAGAAGTACGTCTAGGAATGCAATATAAGGCATCGTCCATGTTCCCACAGGGAGTTCGGTAATACGGATTTTATCATCCCCGATACGTTCATACTGACCTTTCACCAAGTATTTGGGTTCGCTAGGGAGTTTTGTAATCGTGCCTTTGAATCCCTCGTAATAAGGTGCGAATGACTCCGTGTTAGTGGCGTTCGCAAATACCCCCTTCTGGAGTCGCTGTGTCAAATAGTCGATGATTTCCAAGGGATTATACGACGGAATTGAACACGAGAATCCTGTACCGATTCCCGATATCCCATTGATGAGGGCAAATGGAATAATGGGTGCGTAGAACTCGGGTTCGACCAATGTACCGTCGTCGTCTTTATAGGTGAGAACTTTATCATCTGCCTCTGGAAATATCTCGCGTGTGATTTTATTCAAGAGGGTAAAGATATATCTCTCTGATGCCGAGTCATCGCCACCTTGTAGGCGCGTGCCAAACTGGCCGTTGGGTTCTAATAGATTGATATTATTTGACCCTACGAACGTCTGTGCCATGTTTACGATTGCACCATTGAGAGATGCCTCACCGTGATGGTACGCGCTATGTTCTGATACATAACCAGAGAATTGCGCGACTTTGATTTCCGATGTGAGCCGGCGTTTGAACGCGGCATATAGGACTTTACGCTGCGAGATTTTCAAACCGTCCATCGCATTAGGAATCGACCTTGCGCAGTCATATGTGGAGAAATGCACCATCTCGTGGTCGATGAATTCGGTATATTTGACACTAGGTCGCGACGTATCGAGATAGACGGTCTTATCATAATTTTCGAGCCAAACCTTTCTATCATCTGGCCGTTTTTTATTGAAGACTTTATCAATTGTATTATCGTCGAGGGTCTCATCATATACAAAATCTACGATTTTCTTATTGGCGAAATATTCTTTGAATTCTTTCGAGGTCGAGGTCCCGAGCCCCTTGAAATATTTGATAGTCCATGCTTTCGATGGCGTTGCATTCGGGAATGCTTGTTTCCATGTATTGTATTCGCCGTCATTATAGAACAAGAGGGTTTCTTGGCCCTTTGTCGCACGAAGGATAGGCGTATTCATAAAGGAAATGAATCCGGGGATTTGAATCAAAGACGCCCATTCCGAATGAAAGAGATTAATACATAGACCTTTGATATGTGACCCGTCCAAATCTTGGTCCGTCATAATCATGATTTTGCTATATCGCAGATTCTTATTGACATCCTCGATGGTTTTATATTCTTTTCCCATTTCTAGACCGAGGATTTTCTTAATATCTGCAATCTCTTTATTCTCCGATATTTTCTTCTGTTGTTCCCCGCGTACATTGAGGATTTTCCCTTTCATCGGATATACACCAATACGGTTTCTATCTTCAGACGAGAGTCCGCTGATAATCCCCGACATTGCCGATAGCCCTTCACATAGAATGAGAATACATTCATTGGATTGGGGTCCGCCGCTATAATTCGCATCAATGAAATTCGCAATGCCGCGGATATTCTTGGTTTTAGAACCATCCGACTTCTTCGCCTGTTTGTTCTCTTTGGCCTCTGTCAAAGAACACGCAATATCCATGACACCCATCTTTGCTACCTTCTCTATAAAAGCGTCTGATACGTTACATAATGAACCGAATTTCGCGGGCGGGGTATTCATATAGTCCTTGGTCTGCGAATCGAATGCCGGATTCTCTATATCGCATCTCAAAAACAGGATGAGTTGTTCTCGAATAGACGCCGGATTCACTTTCACCTTTTTCTTCTTTTCAATATATTCCGTCAACTTTCTCACGATTTGTCCTATAAGATAATCTACGTGTTTACCACCTTTATATGTTGCGATACCATTGACGAAAGAGACTTGTGTGAACTCGTGTGTTGGCGCGAGGGCTACCGCGTATTCCCATCTATCACCTTGGGATTCATACACCCGTTTACATTCCTCTTTTGTACCCAAGTATAAGTCGATATATCCTTGGAAATGTTTGACTGGTACTTGAGTGCCATTATATATGACTTTCACTTTCTTCGCCGAATGGTCGCTTACTGCTGCAATATCATATACGCGGCGTTTCAAAAGTGTCATCATATCGGGTGTGAGTCCCCCGATAAGACCTAGTCTCGCATAATCCGGTGTGAACGAGATTTTGGTATAGGGTTTTGCGGATTTCACTTTAGTAATCACTGGTTCGCCGATGAGGTCCAAGTTATTCCGGAATTCTTGGTAATATTTAAGACCGCGAGTATGGTCCACCGTCTCGATATAGCCAAAGGTAGACCAGATATAAATGAGCTTGACACCATAACCATTCTTACCGCCCACGATTTTCTTCTCGGTTTTATCGTAGTTGGTCGATGTTCTCAACTCGGCGAAAACCATATGCGGAATCCATTTTTTCGTCTCTGGGTGAATCGCGATATCAATACCATTCCCGTCATTTACGATAGTTATTGCACCACTAGTTTGGTCGATTTGAACATCAATGTATGTGACATTTTTCGCAGTTGCATTTGGCGTGGTCGCAGCGCTTGTTTCTGAAGTGGTAGCAGAAGTCGCTTGAATCATACGCACAATATGGTCACGCGCATTCACGATGGCTTCGTCAAATAGTTTATATAGCGCGGGATTATACGGTATATTTTTCTGTACTATTTTTTCTATTTGACCTTCGACTTCTATGTTCGGTAAAACAAACATAGTGGATTCGATATTCTCGATAGAACCAATGTATGTATCAGGATTATCGAGAACATGTTCCTTATCGGTTTTCTGTTGATACTTATTTGCAAGGGCGGTAGCGGACGACATTCTATATGGTTATATGCAGATGGCTTTGTATTTATTTTTAAAATCAATTTTATAGAAGGGGGACCCTAATATCGTTCCTTTTCGTATGACCTGCAACGATTAGATTATGTGACATATACAATATTTTGCAAATAATGGAACGGAAAAACATTCCTAGAAGGAACTTATGTCAACATCTTCGAATGTAAATACCCAAGCATATAAACAAAGCATAACTATAATGAGTAATAGTGAAAATGCTTTTATATATTGAATCAATCCGCCATTAAAGGGGGTCAAAATAATAACCAAAATAAAAAATAAAAGAATAAAAAAAATATCTCTCATATAAGTTATCTAAATATTATTATATGACATCAATATTCAGTATGGGAAATACTTTTTTTAATACAGATACAAATAATAATAAAAATATGATTGAATATGATATTAAAACACAATGTGCATGCACAAAATCTATACAATATAAAAAAATGGCAACATCAGGCAATGACCCCACTATATCAAAAAAAATGCGATATGCATCTTATGTAAGAACATATGGAGCGACTCAATCGTATAATGTCGGCAACAAAACATTTAGTAATATTGGTATTATACCAAAACTTACCCCAGAACAAAAAATACTTCAAGATGTAAAAAATGGTATTATTATAGGAAATAATACACCACGTAAATTTACTGTTCTCTAGAATCATTCGTAATAAATAATATAATAAAGTATTATATAAATGCCATTTAGTATTATAAATTTTGATAATCTACAACAGAATAGATTCAATAAACCGACACAACAAAGACAATATTGTATATATAATCAACCCAAAACTACCTCCGTAATATCGCCCACATATTCAACCACGAAATTATATTCCATGTCCAATAAAAAAATAAATAAAAACTCAATTCCGGTCAAGTGTTCAAATATATATAATCAAGGAAAGATTAAGGCAAATTCGCCAAATATGTCTAAAAAAATGGAATACGCCGCATTCGCGCGTAGATTTGGAAGCACAGATGTCATAGGTCCATGTTAAACCCTTAAAGAATTCAAATTACAAGGGTCAGATACCAGTGATGAATTGAAATACGCCCCGAAGGGGCGTACCAGAAGTCAAATCTTCACTGTTGTAAAAATATCTCCATAATATCTATATGACAAATCGCCCATATAGACACGATGATGGTTATTACCATATTAATGGAAAGAAATTTAAAAATCTTTTTGGTTCTCGAGAACAAGTTTATAAGACCGGCACTGCTTATAAAACATACGGAAATCTCACAAAATCCGATTTTATGATGAATAAATGGGGGCGTATCGTTTCAAAGAAGAAGCATGTTACTGCTAAAAAAGAAAAAAGACTACAGAAGTATGGATATTTCGCAAAAAAAGGGAAATTCGGATATGTTTTGAGAAAATCTAGGAGAACCAAGACGGCCAAGAATAAAACCGTAAAAAAATAAAATTTAAATTACATTCGTTATCGTGTCATATAGAGAATATTTCTATATGACTATCAAAAGACCTCGGTCACATTTTTTGTGAAAACGATGACCAAGACTAACAATAATTCGCTCATGATTTTTTTCATTTTTTTAAATCTATCTATTTTTACGATGCGATTATCTATACTCTGCATTCCTTCATTATATTTATATTGGCCATATAGGAATAATATGAGTGTAGACGCCATAATATAATGATTCTGGTCCGGTTTAAAATCGAGAATATTCATTATTAGGTGGTCTTTCACAGATAGTTCGTTTAATTCATTGAATATCGTCGACCCGAATGTTCTTATAGATAATATTGTTTGTAGTGGGAGTTTAGGGAATTGGATAGCGATAACGAGGCTGGTTGGTATCATCATATAGGATTATTACTTTTATATTTTAAAAGTAATAAATAATCAATTTTACACCTTTGGACATCTAAACGCCGACCCTTTCGGGGCGGGGGTGCGGAAGGGGCTACGCATAATCATATAGAAATAATACTCTTGATTTCATTCGATGTTCTCGCATATTCTGTGGAAAAATCTACCATAGATGCACGTATATATTTTGATAAAATCGTATTTGTATTGAGAACTTGTTCTGTTGTCATCGCCGCAAACCATTGGAATTTAGTCCTATTTAATATATCCTCCTCTGGAATATAAATCCCATATGCATTTGGACTTAAAACAAGGAATCCTTCTCCTAATAAGTCGTCTACCAAAATCGGTTTACGCTTATCATTCTTAACCCCCACAAGTTCTCCACCAATTAAATTCATTTTCTGGTTGAGAATAAATCGCTGAAAAAGTCGTTGGGTTTGTCCTCGGAATTCATATTCTGCTGTAAAGTGTGGATTCATACACCGGACTTTAAGCATTTCAATGTATTCTTTTATCGTGCAATTATTCTTGGGCGCACCATAAAAATAGGCATCGGGGGTAAAAATCGCTTTATGAGTCTGTGTGAACTCCTGTGTGCGATTAATATTTTCACAAGCAAATGGTTGCATATTAGAAATACCGTTGCTATAAAGCCCCAGTAGATTTTGACAACATAGGAATGAATTCGGCACGACCATACCTCCGTAATAGTAGACGAGTTGTGCTAATCCAAGTTCTCGAATATTCGATTTTACTGGTTCTGGCATATTCACGATATCTATATCCCATGTGGGTATAAGCTTACTAAATGTTTCATCATCTATAAGACATATATGAAAATCGTTTCCGCAATGATTAATAATACTTTGTATAGTCAAATGTAAATAGGGTTGATTTAAATCCGTGGAATTTCTCGAATAGAAATCTTTCCATTGTCTTGCATTCACTTCATATTTAGAATGAATCCATATTTTCGGTTTATTATAGCCATATAAAGGCGAATCATTCAGCAAGTATTTCTTGATTAAATCGTATTCGTCTTGATGTTTCGTATCTATTTTTGCTATAATTTTATTTCCTATATATCCTACACTTGCTATTACTGCCAATCCAAATAGAACTCTATATATTCCTTCAGCTGTTATCATATAATCTATCTATTTATTTTATTTATCCTTCTATAACTTTATCGATAATATCTTCGAGAACCTCCTCTACTATTTGGCGCTCTTTCAACGAATTTATGCGTTCTGCTTCTTCCTTTTCCGTTTCTTCTAATATCTCGAGTTCTCTTGCAATATCTACGCCATTATGGTATACAAAATAGTCAATATTATATTTCGATTCATTATATCTTATTTGAGATGTAAATACAATATCATTTATTCTACATATTTGACGTACAATAGTAGCGAAAGAGTTATACGAGAACTTACGGTTGGCATAAAACTGTTTCGAATTATGATAATATGGCTTTACTTTTTCTTGAAACGGGATATGATATTCGTGATATATCATCGTCTTATAACTATTATAATCGATAAAAAAGTATTTTTCTGTTTTTAAACATATTTTTTCTAAAAGTGTAAATAATATTACACTGGGGATTGTTTTACGAAATATTTGTTTCATTTTATGTTTATATTATAAATATATTATTCTTATAGATTAGAATTATCGTTGCAATAGATAATCTACGCTATCAATACTATCGTAATAACTGATTTGCCAATCAGAAGTATCAATAATGCTGGAGTTATTGGGCAGGAAATATTCGCCGTCGAGAACACCCCCGTTTGCAAAGCATTCGCACATCTCGTTCATATAATTGGTATATGATACACCGCAATCGTTTGTATTTACGTACTCTTCTCGCTGAATCCATTTATCGAAGCAAATATAAATATTCTGATGGCAGTTCAATACGTTACCATATTCCGATTCGAGTTCAAGAGA